CATAACAAACCTACGAGTAATATCTGTTATTAGAATGCCGTTGTAATCTAATTTTGGTAATAATTCTGTATATTTCTTCATGGTTAGTATCCTGCAAAAACGTCTTGTCTTGTGATCATCTTAACTTCTTTAAGTGTTATTGAAAGTTGAACTTCCATCGGAGAACCATCATGGTGCGCCTGCCATGTACCTTGAGAAGTATAATTGACTTCAACATTTGTTATAAATGAGTCTTTAATTTTAAACAACGAAGGGTTTTCTTTATCCCCGTCTAAAAATCTAACAGCAACAGTTGGTGGTATTGTTAATCGGCCGCCCCCGACACTGTCTGTTCCGTCTTTCGGTTCGTATAACTTTTCATGAGACTCTTCGCCATCTTCACCCTTTTTTGTCGCCGCGTTCATTGCATTGATACTTTTCTTAAAGTCTTCGTAGTCTTCGACTCCACCCCAATTATTTGCAGGTAATGACATACCTTTTAATGTTGCAATAACCTTTAATATTTGATTTTGTTCATCTTGATTTTTTGCAGAGAGTCTCCAAGAAAACGAATGACCCCTTAAATTAGCACCTTCGTACTTCATTCCCATATTATTATTATTAATACTTGCGTTTGACATTGACGCTGTGTTGTTTAAATTAGCAAGTGCATTTCCGGCTTTCTTCATTTCAACAAAAACTCCCTTACTTATGCCGATCATGCGTTCGGCGACACTACCAACACCAAAGTTTCCTCGGTCAACGTCCATATCGTCTGCCTCGGAAAATTTACCATTATATGCAGTAGATAATTGCATAGGCATAGGCAACCTTAATATACCAAGAAAATTAGTTTTTTGTGTACTAGATTGGGTATTTACATCATAATCGCCTAAATGAAGGCCAGCAGTAGACTTTTTCCATGTAAAAAACGACATTTCCGTCCAAAACATACCAGCAGAATCGTCTTCTGGAAATTGTACCAGTATCTCGCCTGCTTGGATATCGGGCAATTTGTCGGGGTCGCCCCAAAGGTCTCCATACGTCGCATTTGCAGCCGCGCCAACGTATGCTCCAAGTGCCAACTTGCCTTTGTTTTTGACCATCCATTTTCCAGTTTCAACGTACCAAGACATAACGAATTCCTTATTAAACTTATATCAACTATTTATATAAATATATGTGATGTCGTATAAAGGTAAATATAAAGTTAAGAACAGAGACAAATATGTCGGTAACGTAGATAACGTTACTTACAGAAGTCTTTGGGAAAGGACCTTTATGCGTTGGTGTGATGACAACCCATCGGTAATTGCGTGGAACAGTGAAGAGGTAGTAATACCATACTTCAGTCCAGTTGATAATAAAATGCATAAGTATTATGTGGATTTTCTTATCAAAACCCGTGATAGTGATGGTTCGGTTAAGCATACATTGATTGAGGTTAAACCTGAAAAACAATGTAAACCACCTGTCATGGGAAAGACTAAAAAGAGTAAGTATAGATACTTAAAAGAACTAAAGACTTGGAAAGTAAACGAAGCAAAATGGAAAGAAGCAGAAGAATTTTGCCTTGACCGTAAGTGGGAATTTAAGATAATAACAGAGAAACATTTAATAAAGTAATATATGCCATCACAAAGAACAAAATCACAAAAAATATCTAAAGCACGGGCGAGCAAGAACTCAGTCGCTTGGTTTAAGGATATGGTTGGTAAGTCTGGTAAAGGGTTCGGTAGAGCAAAACTCGCACCTGGAAAGATGTTTACTTTTGGTTATGACGCTAAACATAAGAAAACTTTACCATACTGGGATAGATTTCCTCTAATAGTTGTTCTTGATGTAGCACCACAAGGGTTTATTGGATTGAATTTCCACTACCTATCTCCAAAGGATAGGGAAGTATTCCTTAAACAATTAATGAAGACTGCAAATAAGAAACAAAATAAATTTAATGTAACATGGGACAGTGTTAAAAGGATACCCAATGCAGAGAAGATGATACATAAATACTTATACAGTCAAGTAAAAACGTCAATGTTAGAATCACCATCAAGTGAATGGCATAACGTTATTTACTTACCTTATCAAAGATTTGTCGGAGCAAGTGCTTCGTCGGTATGGAGTAAATAAATATGAATTACAATCAATTTAGCAGCCAACTATCAAAAGGGGACTACTCTCGTTCAAATTTATTTGAAGTTGTGATAAACCTACCTGCTACTGGTTTTACGGAGATGAGGTTCATGATTAAAGCTGCTTCTCTGCCTGGAAAACAATTAGGCGAGGCTGAGGTTAAGAGGTTCGGTGCAAATTTCAAAATGGCAAACGACATGATTGTTGATACATTTCCTATCACTGTTATTTGTCATGAGGATATGAGAGAAAGACAATTCTTTGATGCATGGATTTCTACAATTCATGGGTACTCTGAAGACTCAAGTATAAGAAGTGGAGACTTGTATAGAATGGGATACTATGATGAATATAAAACATCAGTGAGTGTGATTAAACTTGATAGGAAACTAAACCCTATATATGCAATAGACCTTGAAGAAGCGTGGCCAAATAGCATGGGTCCTGTCGATTTGTCTTGGGATAACAGTGAAGTGTCGACGTTTACAGTCAACTTTACATACCGTAACTGGAGACAACCAACAAAGAATTGGGATAACAGTGGGTTGACCGAGGTCGGCGACCTTGATTATAGGAAATATAAAGAGGACTGGGGAAAGTACGAAAATTAAGCAAATATAAATATTTTTTTAGATAATGATATAGGATGATAATATAATGTTACCACAATTAGATACACCAAAATACAAATTAGATTTACCAAGTAACGGAGAGACGATTGAATATCGTCCATTTTTAGTAAAGGAAGAGAAGATTCTTTTATTGGCAATGGAATCGATGAAAGAAGATAACTCAGATGCAATAGCTTCGGCAACTTTTGATATTATAAAGAGTTGCACGTTTAATAATGTGAAACCAGAAAGTCTGCCAAATTTTGACCTTGACTACTTATTCTTAAATATTAGATCTAGAAGTCGTGGGGAATTAATTGAAAGTGCTTTCGTTTGTCAGAATGAAGTGGACGGTGAAGTTTGCGGAACTTCAAACGACGTATCTGTTAATATTAATGATATTGAAGTAACGTTCCCTGAAGAAGATAATTCGAAAGTAATGATTACAGATGAGGTTGGTATTCAATTTAAATACCTTTCTTCTGGCGAATTGAAAAAGTACGGCAAAGAGAAATCAGAAACAGATAAGATGTTTAAAATTATTGTTGATTCAATCGATTACATCTTTGACGAAGAGAAAGTTTATAAAGGAAGTGAAACCCCTAAAAAAGAATTAATGGGATTCATTGAAACATTAAACGAAAAATCGTTCAAAGAAATTAGAAATTTCTTTGACGACCAACCTACATTAAAGCACACAATTCCATATAAGTGTTCTAAATGTGGATATAAAGAAGATATTGTTATTGAGGGACTAGAGGCTTTTTTCGATTTAGCATAAGTTACGATTCGTTGGCGAATCATTATTTGACCAACTTCCAGCTTATGCAACATCACAATTACTCGTTGTCCGATATAAACAATATGATTCCGTTTGAACGAAAGATATATGTTGACTTATTACAAGCACATATTGAAGATGAAAACGAACGTATTAGGGCACAGCAATTAGCATAAGGATATAACTAAGATGAGCACATTAGCAAACTTAACAGCACAACTGGCACTGATGTCTGGAGCAGCCGATTCTCTTGGACAGTGGATGCAAAAGCAAGGCAAGCAAAGTAATGGGGGATTGGACGAAGTTGCAGAAAATACAGCAAAGATGTCAGCAACCCAAGAACAGCAAATGGCACAACAAGACACTCATCAAAAGTCTGCAATAAAGTCTCAAAATGACGCAAATGCCTCAATGATTACTGGGTTCTCCTCAATACAAACTGAAGTAGTTGAGGCGATTACAAAAATGACCGATCATTTTGACGCTGATGCCTCTTCTCAGAAAATACAATCCAACTTTGCGATACTACAAGGTGTTCAACAATTTGCAGCCTTCCAGAAACAAGAACCTTTGTTCAAGCAAATGAAACATATGGCTGAACAAAACTACGTCGCAGTAAACCAAGTTGCAACAGAAATTGTTAAGATGCATGGTTCTATGATTGGTTCCACCCGTGAGCAAAAACTACTAGAAATCAGAAAGATGAAGGACCAGAGACACGGTCATCTGAAAAGAGAGCAACAAATCGGGTCTTCAATAGATTTTGCTATTAAAAAGACAGGACTAGAAGGATATGCATATAATAGATCTGATTTAGAATCACTAATAGCGACTGGGTCTAAAGGGGATAAGAAGCGTGCCTCTAGAGCATTGCAAATTCAACAATATGCAGACAATATGCGTCACGGACAAACTTATAAAGAATACAACGATACCGTGCCGGAGCCTCTTCAAATTACTAAGAAGGACGCCAAACTGACTGCAAAATATGTCAAGCATTCTACTGTGGGTGCTGGTCACTCTCTCAGGGGGGACGGTACGTTACAGTATGACTATGTCAAGGGGAACAATGTAAGTGGATTTTCTCAGCAAAGGCACGACAGAAACAGGAACAACGCTGCTAAAGCGGACAAAGAATCCAGAGTTACTCCAAATGACAGAACCCTTAAAGACTTATTGGGTAATATATCTATGAATAGTAGAGGTTGGAACTTCACAGAAAGAGGCGAAGAGGGACTAGCATCAGGTCGATATAAACTATTTGACCATAAAGGTGAAGGACGTGATGGAAAGACTCCTGGACTGTATGATACAGAAACTAATAAATTCGTAGAACAAGCACAATTACAAATGTCGACTGGAGCGTCGTCAAATTGTTGTGATGGAATTGCTACATTAGTTGAATCGAACGCAAATATACTAAGGTTGATGGAGAAAGCTGATTCACGTGCAAAACAAAACAGAAGAGACCAATTAGAAAAAAACCGTGATAATATGTTTTCGGGGAAAAAGAAAGGCGGAATCGGTGGCATGTTTGGCAAAGTCGGTGGCGATTCAGGGGGTTTCTTTAGTGGTCTTTTAGGTGGCATTGGTAACTTTGGAGCGGGGGCTGCTTCTGCATTAGGAGGAGTGGGTGCATACAGTTGGTCTAAGGCTAAATTGGCTGCATGGCGCAAGGCCAATCCACCAAAAGGTGCATCAAAAGGGATTGTCAAGAACGTTCTTGGTACAACCATTGGTGCAGCATCAAAGGTTGCTGCACCCGCTGCTATTGCCTTTGGTGCTGCAAACAAGATGGAAAATGAAGGACAAGGTGGTATCGAGGGTGCTTTAAATACAGTACATGACACGTATAAAGAAATATATTCTGGTTTGGATTGGGCCGCGGATAGTTTGGGTATGCAGGGAACACCTGAATATGAAAAAGAACAAGATAAATACTTTGCAAGCAGATCTGATGTAATGGGCAATGGTGCAAAACATCAACGAAGAGAAGACTACCAAAACGGTGTTCTTAAATATACATCTGGCATTAAAGATAATACTGAAGCAGAATCTATTAGAAATTCCCTCCTTAACCCAGAAGTAACACAAACCGCGTTGGGGACATATTCAAAAGAAGATTCGGAAAAACTAAAAAGATCTAAAGGTGTGATTAAAGAAGCGGGGACTCGAGCTCGTTTGGGCAATAGAGTAACTCTTGCTGACTACACTCATAAAGAATTAGAGGCGTTGTTCTCCACACTAACGTTCAATGATGACGACGAGAGTGAATTGTTGACTTTCATCAAAGCAAAGCAAAACAAGCAGAAAATTACAGTAACTCCAGGGGTCTTTGGACCTACAATTGAGTTTGGTAAACCTGGAAGTTCCAAGAAAGTAACCCCTTCTAACACATGGTCGGACGATGATAAAGAAAATTTAGTGGATTCTGTGTCGGATTACAATGAATTAAAATCAGAGCTTGATTTATTCAAGAAGAATAATGAAACTACTAAAGAATTTCAAGAATGGCAGAATGACGACTTTGCCTCTAGCCGAACCAGACCAGCAAGGTATGCCGATGCAGGTTTAAACAAACAACACGAACTATTAAGTTCTGATACTAGAACTGCTAAAAACGAAATTGACCGTCAGATGAAAAGGTTCCAAGATAAGAAGTTTGGTTGGAAAGATACTAAAACGTGGCACGGCAAGAGTGCCAGAGACCTGCAAAGAGGCAAATGGTGGATGAAGAAAAACAACACCGATAGCATGACCACGAACGGGACAACTCAATTGCAAATGGATAATGCATTATTCAATGAGGCGACTGGTGGTAATGCTGGACAACTGCACTCAAATGATAAATTAATCAGCACACAAAAAGGGATTGAAGCATTAGGCGGTGCAAATGTTGCCCCACTGAGTGGAAATAAATTTTTACAGAACCCCGCGGTTGTCGTTCCTAAAGTAGACCATTCTAAAAATTACCAACAAGGGTTTGATGGAATAGACCAATTCATGCACGGAGTTGTCAATAAAGAAACTTCTAGTGGATTTATGGGATTCAATCCCATACGTAGTATGGCACACGGGCAAGTTGGTGACATTATGGGTCAATTTAAAAACCCAGATAATGTTACACCTGAAATGGTGTCTAGCACTAGAGCAATGATTGCAGATAAAGCAGGTTCTATGTTAGGTCCACAAAAGACTGAATACATCCTAGAACGTTTTGACCAATTCGTTAAAACTTTAGGTGACTATAAAGATTCTAAAGTAATTAATGCTAATGATAAAGTA